ATGATTCGTGGAATTGAAGCTCGGACAAGTGCCTGATTCCTGGGTAAGAATACCTCTCCAATCGCCACCTTCATACACGATCTTTGCCGCGAGGGTAGGAGCCGTGTCCCTTGTCGGCTCACCGGGAGTCGTTGCTGCTCCACCCATCTTAAAGGTATATTTGTAGAATTCTACTAATGCGTCAGCAAACCGTTGGTCTGATAACATCTTGTCGATCATCTCTTCATACTTTGCTTTCTGCTGCTCCTTAGGAAGATCTCCTAGCTCGTATAGCTGCGAAACAGTAGGCGCGTCACCAACAATCAAAATGCTCGCTGTACGCAAGGCTTCAGAATAGTCTAGCTCTCGTTCATCAAGTTCCGTCTTTTCAACTTGGGGTTGATTACCAGAACCAGTAGAGGCTCCCGTAGAGACAGAAGAAGATGTGCTCACATTGGAGGTTTGATTCCCCCCTGACGTCACGCCGACGGTTGGTCCTGATGAAGGTTTAACTTCAGGACCGCTTGCTATGGACGGAGTCGGACAGTCGTTAAGTACGGCCGATGTATCACCAGCAATCTTGTTAGGGTTGGGTCTCTCGCATCCATACGCTACCAGTCCAGACAATGAAAATAAAAGTATAATGTTCTTCAAAGAGCTATTCATAGGCATATAACCATAATACAACGTCACTAAAAAAAAGATAAAAGTATCTTACTTGTTATTATGCCTTAATACCAAAACATTATCCTGTACCTTCCAGAACTCCTTGGGCAATGGTGGTTGTTCACCTTCACGGAACCACATGAGCTTCCTTCCACCCGTCGAAGGATAAACACCTATGATAATGATCTCACCGGCATGGATCAAGTCATGACAAGAGTGACACACCACAGCTAGATTGTGATTGTCATTGGTACACCGAGGATCACACCTCGGAATGATATGATGAAAGTTCAACGCCGCAGTCCGATCAAATCCACAGACCTCACATCGGTTTTTGATGAGCTGCGGTTGATTACGACTGCGACGTTTCACTCAAGAATTATATTCTACTTTTTATTATTGATAATATCAAGTTCCGCTGATCGCATGAGAGCCTGAAACTGCCATCAACAAAAATGATGCCCCGTCGCTGATAAATGCGACGGATGAGCCTTGAACGGCAGAAAGTGTTAACTTACTTCCTTGCGTATCGGGAGTTGCACCAACCTGGCCTGCAAAAACCTTAGTTCCGTTTGCTTCTTGAGAACCAGTTAGAATGTGAGCATGAGCAGAAGCCGTACGAAACACGAATGTTCCACCAGGGACTGAAGATGCTAAAGGCATTATCATTGTCAATGCAGAACTTCCAGATACCGTATATGCTCCAGGACTAACTAATGTTTCAGCAGCTGTCTTTGCAGAAACCGTCGTTGTCGGTAACGATGTCATTGAAACTGGCGAGTTTATTGAAACAGAAGAATTAAATTCTACTCCAGATCCTGAACTTTGAACTAAACCTTGTGAATTGTTAATCGTAACTTTTGGCATGATGTGATCTCCTTTTTGTTCGCAAGATTCCGAACCGCCGGCGAGGTCGGCTGATCACTGGTCCGGGCCTGCCGATAAATATTGATCATTATCAAGTAAGATCTACTTTTTTGATGAACTTATCGCGTCGTCAATCATCTTCTGATGTGGGTTCTTCTTGTAGATTTCATCATTCAACGCGTCCATCTTCTTCTTGTGTTCTGCTGCCATCGACGCCATCTCCTTCTCAAATTCTACTTCTTTTCTCATGGACGTGATCAACAACTCGAGCACGGGCTTTGACAAAACTTTTCCTTCATCTTTGACTGCTTTGTACAACTTTATCATGGTTGGTCTAAACTTTCTTATGTGGTCTCCGACCTTCCTCACATGTTCTCTAGCCTCTTGCGGAGTCTCAGGATCCACTTCTAACATTCTGTCTTGCTCTTCTTCATATGGACCCATGATCTCATCATACAGACGTTCCTCTTCCTTGGAAGAAGTCTCGGGTGCCTTAGAGGCGGCGTCCTCAAGCTCTTTTAGAAGCTTCTCAGCCTCCGTGAGAGTCTTTTCGAGTTCTTTCTTGACGGCAGCAGCTGGATTTGGTTTATCGCTCGTCGTTCCCGAGTCCGGAGAGGCTAACTTCTCACCGCACTTGGTACAGAACTTCTGCTTGGGTTTGTCCCCGAGTGGTTCCTCGCACTTAGGACACAGTCCCATCTTAGCTCCACACTTACCACAGAACTTCTTTGTTGATGCTTTCGATCTGTCCGCACCGCACTTCGGACATACGTCCTGTGGATACTCTAAGAGAACGCTACGAATGTAGGTTCTAAGTGTGCCTTCAGTGATGGATCGTCTGGTTCTTATCATATTTCTATAAAATATAGAGGTGCATGCGTAAAATCAGAATATTAGTTATTGTTGTGATCATTTTATGAAAGTGATAATGAAAATATTGAAGATCCACATCCATAAATTCTAGAAACTTTTGAATCTAATACAACTTGTTTTTCTGTCTTTCCATTCTTTGCTCGAAATTTAAACCTATCATAACGTAGATAGTTATCCGTATACCAATAATCAACAGCTGTTGCGCCTATACAATTAAATCCAGCAAGCTTGTATCCTTTCCCGTCACCAATCCGTCTATCGACATATGTCATGATACCTTTATAACCATTTTCAATGCACCAAAACTTTGCTGCTTTCAACAACTTGGACAATCCTCCTGGAACAGACGTTCCTATCGCTGCGCTGAACCTAGCTATCTCTAGACATCCTTCGTACTTCTTTCCGTGACGAGGAACCCTCAACGATAATGCAGCTACGATGTTATTGCTTCTGTCCTTCAAACCCCAGGTAATCTTTGAAGGAACATACCCGGAGATGTGGGTAGAATCGAAGAATTCTCTCTGCTCTTTTGAATTCAACTCCACAACCTTTGTAGACCAAGTCTTACACCGGTGAGCATCTAATCCAAGACGGTGGAGGATCATAGACTCACATATCCCTCGTTTGTCCCTCCACTCATCCTCGAATATCTGTAGCAACTTTATTCCCTTTTCAGAAGCTAAGACGGATTTCTCTAGGTGTTTATTCTTGTTGAATATCTCATCCTGCTTCGCTCCATCACTGTGCCAATACAATCCATGACACTCGATTCCAAATTTTTTGGATGGAACATAGACGTCTATCTCCTTCGGAGAGATGACCTTCTTGTCTCCTGATATGGCGTCTGAGGTTATCGACTGGACATAAGAAAATACTTCTAATTCCCAATTAGATTTACCAATTGGATAACACCGATAACACCTACTTCCTCTTTCGAAGGCTTGAAGGGTCTTTGGTTGTAGTTCTCCACACTTGGTACACTGGAATGTTAGGTATTGCTCTTGTCTAGAGACGTATTGATCTATCGGCGTTATCAGGACGAACTCAGATTGCCTTGCAGATAATCTTTCGCTTAACGTCGAGGTTACCAACAGCTTGCTTAAACTGATTTTTTGTAGGGTATCCTGAGCGTGGTGTTGACCGTAAAAAGGATTGCCGGTACCCGTCATCTTTTCTGATTGTTGTTTGATCCTATCGTCAGTCTGTTTGGTCTTACCGCGGTTCCAAGCCTCGGCTTTTCCGCCGCGAGATCCGCCTTCTTTCATGGCAAGATGCGAATGATCTTTACAGAAAGCCTTGAAAGAGAAAGAAACATACCTGACAGGAGCTTGACATTCCCTACAGGTAGGCTTTATTCCATCGTGATAAACCTTTACCGTGTAGTCCTCAGAAGACAATCCATGTTCGGATCTGATGTGATTGGTCAGCTTCTTTAGATCATCATGCTTGAATTTACACAACTTGCAGTCCATATCATCACACCCTTCTATGGACTACATAGTATCGATAAATCTAAAGTTGTAATAAAACAGACAGCAAAAACTACAAAAGCCACCTTTTGGGTGGCTTTTGCAGCTGTTCAAGCTATGAACTCAGATGACGTTCATGTCATATGATATTCATGTCTAAAACGGTGACCGTTCCGTAGAAATCGCTACGAACGACCTTCTTACCGTAGCGAGTCATCACACCCTTGCGTGGTGTGAAATCCTCTGGTGCGAAGATTGTTGGTGTCACGATGAGTGGCACGTATGGTGCGTAGACGTAACCGGTCTCAAGGTAGGAACCACCCTTATAGCCGACGAGGATCTTGTTACGAGAGAAGTAAGGATCCTTGTAGACTGTGAAGCGGTTGCTGAGAGTACCGATCGCTTCGGCACCGATTGTGAATGGGCTGCCGACCTGACCTTCGCCGTCCATAGAGAACTTTGGCTTATAAAGCACTGAGGACTCGAGGATGGTTGCAACGTCTGGGCCACAAACCATGAAGTTTGCGGAGCCGCGGAGTGTCTTGCGGTGGATGGTGTTTGCTACGTCAATGATTGTCTCGATGAGTGTCTCGTACCACTCGCGGACTGTACCGGTGAAGGCTGGTCCGATAGAGAGGGACGATGCGAGTTGCACTGCGGCGCCTGTTGTCTTGTTGACAAACTTGCCTGGTGCACGGGACCAGTAGTAGTTTGCACCGTTTGCAGATGTCACGAGATCGTTGAGGATCTCACGGTCGATCTCAAGAGCGATCTGCTCAGAAAGAATCGATGTGAGTTCCACCTCAGCGTCCATCGAGTGATAGGCGTTGAGGTCCTGAGCGAGCTCAGGGCTCCACTTTGCGCGGAGTTTACGGGTCTCTGCTGTGATTGCGATAGACTCGATCTTGATATCGATCTCTGGGATTGCGGGAGCTGGTGTTGCACCGAAATCAGACTCGAAGGAAGGGACTGTGACGGATCCACCAGAGGATGAATCAACAGAAAGAGATGTCGAGATTGAGTAAGCAACGCTAGCAACTGTACCGGAGATTGCTGCAGCGTTTGCGCCCTTCACGAGTGTGAGGACGTGCGAACCGTTTAGAGGATCTGGTGTGAAGACGCCTGCAGACCAGTTACCGCGCTTGTTGAGGCGACGGAGATTGAGGACGCCTGTTCCACCCTGGTAGCTTTCGCCCCATGCGGTGCAGTTTGCGAATGTTCCTGGGAAGACTGCGAGCTGGCTGACCGCTGTCTTGTCCATGTTGCTGAGAGAAGCAAGAGGAATGACTGCGAACGCTGCGTCGACGTTGCCGAGGTTGAGGTCTGTCTCGACCTGAGCGTCGAAGTCCGCGAAGCGAGCGTTTGTTCCAGAGAACATTGTATCGCTTGTGATGACGAGACCATCCTGCCACGATGTTCCGTTCAAACCACCCCATGAGCCGAATGCTGTAACAGTGAGACCTGTTGCAGATCCAGTGACACGAGAGTATCCGGTGTTGACAAGATCATACATACCACCAGTTGCGAGAGATCCGCTCTGGACGCCTTTGCCTTTTGGATTGTTGTAGAGAGAATCTCCACGTGTGTATGTAGAACCTGAGCCACCGGCTGGTGTACCCTGGGTAGAACCGTAGGTATAGTCAAGATAGAAGATGAGTCCCGATGGGAGGCTCATTGGTTGTATAGAGACGAGCTCGTTGGCGACGAGGCCACCGAACACGCGACGGACGATTGGGAATGCGATGTTGCTGAAGCCCTGGATCTGTCCAGAACCAACGAGACCGCCGCCGCCTGCAGAGAGAGCATTGCTCTCCTTGAGGACCTGTGCTGCCTGGTTCTCGAGGAGCTGAGACATCGTCTCGCGACGTGTTCCGTCGAGTCCGCGGAGGAGACCTGTACGGCTCCACTTCTCTGTTAAACGGGCGCGTTCAGCACCGACGTGCTTGTCCTTGATGCCCTGTGCTAAATGTTCTAATGTGAACTGTTTCATAGTTTTCTCCTAAATCTTTGTTTGTTGGTTAACGAATCATTTGATACCTGCAAGCTTCGCCCAACGATCTGCCTCGTAGCCCTCGGCTATGACAGTGGACGCGGGACGAGTTGCTTGTGAAGAAGAGCCAATAACTCGGCTAGCGTTCTCGGCAATTGGGCGAGAAGTTCCTGCTAATGCCTTGACAAGGCTTTCATACACAAGTTTAACTTCTCTTTCGCTAGATGCTTCATCAAGACGTTCAATAACCTCGGCTTTTTGGCGTTTAGTAAGGGACTCGTTCTGAAGTAGTTTATTGCTATAGAGAAGTTTCATGTTGAACAGATTCGTTTCCGCCAACTTCTTACGGAGATTATTAGTCTCTACCGCGGACTTTGTTGAAGTGCCATTTAGGTTCACCTCTTTACGGCTCTCAATGAGAACCGATTGCAACTTGGCAGTGCGACGCACTGATTCGTTGAAAATATTTGCGTAGTAGGCATATGCCTCCTGCATCTTCTTGGCTTGCTTAGCTTGCTTCTGAGACTCTAGTTTTGCTTTCTGAGCCTCTTGCTGCTTCTTTTGTTTAGCCTTTTTCTGAGCCTCAAGCTGCTTTTGCTGAGACTTCTTCTGCGCTTCTTTTTGCTGCTTTTTGGCAGTCTGAGCCTTTTTCTTGGCTTCAGTCTGAATTCTAAATTCTCGAGTTAAGCGATGACGAACCTCTTGTACTTGTTCATCTTCTTCCATCTCTTTTTCATCTTTTTGAGCTTCTTCAACATCAGAGCCAGGTGATCTACCACGTTTGGAGGAGCCAGCTCCTGGTCCTGCGGATGGTGACTGACCTGCTGAACGACGACCACCCGCGGCACGGTCGACCCCCTGATACATCGCCTGATCAAGCTCATCGAGTTCTTCGACTTCTTCAGCATCGGCATCGCCCTCTGTTGTGAGCTCAACGTCGACGAATGGGTCTCCCATGTCTTCATCCTCAAATCCGTCTGCAACCTCGCCGGCATCATGACCCCATGACTGAACGTCTGCGGACTCAGAAGCTTCACGAAGAGCGCGCATACGACCGATTTCTTGACGAAGCATGTTCTCGTCAATTTCGACAACAACATTATCTGTTAAGGAAAGAGACTCCATTGGCATTGCTCCTTCTTCTTCAACTTCTTCATCTTCGGCCTCGTCTTCGTCTTCGTCGCCAAGATCGAGATCAACTTCCTCTTCGCCTTCTTCGCCTTCACCACCAAGGTCAAGATCTTCTTCATCTTCGTCTGAACCTTCTCCAGGAGAGAGTTCGACCTGTAGTTGGTCAAGTGCGTCTTCAAGTTCATCTGGTACGTTAGTAAGTTTAAGAGAGATTTCTGCTTCTGTTAGTGACTTTAAGTTCTTTTTCATGTTATCCTGCTCCACGAGCTTGTTGAGTTTCTTGTATAGATCTTCTAACTTTTCTTCATAGGCACCTTTACCTTGAAGATTGCCCGCAGATTCCTGCAGGTACTGATACAAACTTTCGACCTCAGAAATTGCTTCTGAGACCTTTTTTTGAAAACCGTCCAACGCCTTTATCATTGGTCTGACTTTCGAAAAAGTTTCTGCTGATTCGCTAAGTCTGAAAAGTTTTGATTCAACTTTTGTGGACTCTGCAAAATTTAAATTTAACTTGCCGACGAGGTCTGTCGCAGCATCATCAGTTTGATTGCTGAGTTCATATTCTTCTTCAGAAGGAGAAATCGCAAGTTTGTCTAGATCAAGAGTAACCTTTTCATCATCTGTAGGTACTCCAATAGAAGACATGGGAATAGAGCCTGCAGCTTCTGGTGATTCCATTCCATCATCTAAAAGAAGACCGTCTTCTTCTTTCTCAAATTCTTCAACTTCACGAAGAAGCTCAGCCTCAATTAGATCTTTGATACGAGGAGAAACAGCTTCGATCAATGCTTTCTTAGCATTATCTTCTGCAATCTCCTTCAGCTTCTTTACGTCGGCTAAAGCCTCTTCATATAATTGCTTAGACATACCTTCTCAGACCTCTCTTATACTCATTAACTATTAACTAGATCGGAGTTATTCAACAGAGCTCTTTCCGCCCTCAAGGTTTTCTCCCAACGAAGTTGTGCCAAGACGATGGGAAGTCGCAGAAGGAGATGTCGCATTGACGCTTGGCTTCTTCGAATCAAAATTAGGTTTGATGTCTTCTGGAGAAAGCTTTGGATCAACATCTTTATCGACGCCGCCTGTCTTTCCAGGCCCGGGAGAAGATAGATCAGGGGCATATGCATTTGCAGGATCTCCTGATTTTGTCCACTTAACGTCTGCTGTATTTGGCGCTTTTCCATATGTCAAATCGACACCTGTGCCAAACATGTCTACATCGCCTTTTCCGTCTATAACAGACTTAGCGACGGCGACTGCCTCTTTCGCGGCAAGGGAGTTAGTTTCTTTATCGTTGTAAAGAGCACTAAGTCCATTCTTAAATAGCTTCAAGAGTCTGTCGGTCTTAGAGCTTTTAACAGGTAAGTAAGTTGTATATCTTCCGCTGCCTGGTGTTCCCATAACAATCGCCTTTCAAATATTATAAAACAAAATTCAAATGTTGCGTAAAGCGCGGTCGCGGGCTTCAGCAATCTTCTTTAGACGATTACGAAGACGTGCCTCTTCAATCTTAAGAGCCTTAATGTAGTCGATCTTCTTCTCAAGAGCCTTGTCAGAACCAAACTCATCCGCCTCGACCTCATCAGCCTTGACGTCTTCGACATCCTTCATGTCTCCAAACTTGGCAACTTCTTCTTCAATGATCTTCTTGAGTAATTTACTTGTAAGTTTCATAATAATTTCTCCTGCAACAATTGCTAAATATTTCGATAAAAAAAAAATACGAAAAAATTTACATCATTTCTTAGACAAACCCGTAAATGCTAGATCGGCCCACTTTGAAGCAGCCTCTTCTCCGAATAACTCTTCGGGGTCATGAGAAGCAACAACTCTTTCTATAGAGCCACCAACGCTGGGAGTTACTTTTGTTCTATCATTTTCCAGCATAGATGGAAGAGTGTTTGTAGCAGTGTCTGCTAAAATTGCTGCCATCATGTCATTTCCTCCCGCTTCACGACGAATCGCTTCTTTTAAAGCAGAAGTCTGCAACTTCGTCTTTTGCTGATTCAACTTTTGGGATGTTGACAATTGGTTGGTTGGTTGTCTTAAAACTTTCCTAGAAGCTTCATTAATTGAAGAATTAACTGATGGCCCCATTCCTTCTGAAAGAATTTCAACTAAACACTCTTTAACAATCGACTTAAGCTGGTTCTTAGTAATTCCCATATCAACCCACGCCTTCCCAGAAGATCGTCCCACCAATCGAACCAGTTAACACTGGCATCATATCTGAACCAATTGAAGTTAAACTTGCACAAATGCTAGCAGAAACATCACTTGGCGTATCTCTTAAAAGATATAACTCTTTTACTCTAACATTTAAAGTCAAACTACTTCCGCCATTAATAGCAATGTAATACGCTCCACCAACTCCGTTGATTCCATTTTCAGTAAAACCAACTCTTAATCTTTGGGCCGCTGTCGTATTGTTATTGATGATTGTGATATCTTTTGTAACCTTTGGAAATTGGTACCTCACTGTGGAATCAGATACAGTTCCAGATAAAACCCATGGAACGCCAGACATCGTAAACTCTGCTGCGGCATTAAGTCCTGTTTTTGGATTATTTAAAGACATGTCATTTACCTCCAGAAGAAATAATATCGTTTAATATTCTGTCAATTCTATCAGATTTATTAAAGACTTTTTGAAGTTCCGCTGTAGTGATTCTACGACCCTCTGGTAACATGAACGCACCAGGCGTTGATGGTTCAGAAACGTAGTCCCAACAAATAAGTTGGAAGTCATCCTGTACAATATGGTAATCGTCCTGTTTTTTGGTCGAACCAACTCCACGAGAAGATATACCAAGTTTCACGCCACTCTCAACCAACGATTGAAGAATTTTTCCTGAAGGTGTATCAAGAAGTTCAACTGTTCCATAGACTGTTCCACCTTCGAGATGCGCTTCGCGAACAACGTGAGAAACATTCTTGAGATTGACGACAGAAGAATCAGGGTGGTCTAGCTCTCCAAGTGCCCTATTTTCTACAATAAACTTTTGATAATTTCTAACCTCACGCTCCAGCACATGAATTGGATAAATTCGACCATTTTGATTGAGCGTGTCTGCTTTTTGTAAAACGCCCTTCATCATTACTTTACCGTTATTTTTTTCGCGAGATTCCTTAATCATCTCCGGTGTGTAATCGAAGACTTCATAGGAATTTAATAAGCGCAAATCTTTCATGACTCTTCTCCTTCGCTCTCGTTGAGCTCCTGACGTAGGGTGGAATACAACATGAACTTGGAGACTACAGAATCGTCCACCGTATCAAGAGACTCAGAAAGAATCTTCGACTTTGCGTCCTGCAGTTTGTTAACCAAAAAAGTATTATCTGATTTTTGAGTCGTGTATTCTTCTATTGACTCAATAAGCTCTGATCGAACTTCTTCTAGCTTCTTTTTGATTGTAGCTTGATCTTCATTTGCTGCTGAAAATGCGTAAGCTTTTATAATCTCTCGTTGATCGTCGTTCAAAGCGTTTGAATACTTTTCATTGAGCTTCTTCATCATTACTTTCATCAAAAGTCTGGTCGTCCCAGGAGACTCATCGATGAGTACGTGATCGTCTTTCTTTTTTTCTGAAAGTAACCATTCACGAAGTTGTTCTTCATAATTTGCAAGAGAAGGAATATCAGCAGTACCAGTTGGCTTTCTCCACTCGTTAAGTAAAGTTTGAATGGTTGCGTAAAGTCTGTACTCTGCAATTGGCTGATCATAGAAATTTTCATCTTGAATCATATGATTAATGCTGCGAATCAACAAAGACTTTTCTCTGTCTAAAGAAGAAATATCTGCAGAAACTGCAGCATTTCTTGCTTCATTTAAAATTGAGGTTGCAACACCATCGGTGCTTACAGTCGTTTTTAGCAAAGCGTTAAACAACCTAAACTCTTTATATAACTGACTACCAGGTTTAAAATGTTTTCGAAGTATTCTTAAGGCCATTGATGACTTCTTCTTGTCGCCCTCAACAAGAGCGCTAGAAATTGTCCTGACTAAGAACTCATATAATAAAGCAGTATTACGCTTCTTGTTGTGCAATCTTGACATCTGTCTACCTTTCAATATTTTCGTCTATGATAAGTAAATCGCCGTTATCGTTAAAGTCATAATTGATCTTTTTTTCTTCTGACAGCAAACCAAATCTTTCGGGAGAATTTACAAAGTTTAATTTCTCTGACATCTTTGTCAGAGATGATTTTAAGTCTGGTGGCAGTGACACCTTCGGCGCCGACCTCTCATTGTTCGACGACTCTTTGAACGGATTACTAACAATCGATTTCATCCATCCTGAGTCAAAAGGATCAGTCATACCATCAGAATCATAGTCTGTCATTTCTTTAAACTTTGGTATATGATCGTGTCTCTTTTTTCTACGACTTTGATTATAGATTGCTCTTTTTAATTGAGACCGCGCCTTAACAGGAAGCTTATCTTTTTCGTATAAAGCAGGCATAACGTCAGGTTCATCTGAAGAAGTTAAAAGATCGACGGAAGGCTCTTTTTCTTCAATATCATCACCAGCAAAGAGGTCTTCTTCGCCGCCTGCTTCTTCGCCGCCTGCTTCTTCTTCAGCTGGTTCTTTCTCTTCTTCCCCACCGAGCTCGCCACCTCCGCCACCTTCGTCGTCCTCAGCGGCTTCTTCACCTTCAGGTTTTGCGTTTTCGATAGCTGCATCGACAATCTTTTCTTGATATCTTTGTTCGTCAATATCGCTGATTTGCTCGTCTGTAAGACCCCAAATTGTCTTACGGATAAACTCTTTGCTACTCATACCTTCAGGAGAAGAGCCCGCGATCTCAAACTTAGACCTCCACAACTCGAGCTTCTGTTGCTGAGCAACCGTCGATGGGTTAGAGAGGCGCAGAGTAAAGTTCTGTAAATCATCAGAATCAAAACCGTTAGAATACAGATGGATTATTGCAAGTTTATTTAATTCAGATATAAGAACTTTTTGGATAACTTGGATAGTCCTAGAAAACCTGATGTCTTCCTGAGCCAACGTTGCTTTTGAAGATAACATCTCATCATAACCGAGATAAGCTCTTGGAACCTTTAAAGCAGCGAACAGCTTCTTTTGGATGTAAGCTACGTCTTCAACGGCTGCTGCATTTTGACCACCTGCCAACGTGTCAATCTTTGTACCAGATTCTCCACCACGGACTGGAATAAAGTAATCGTCTTCGATAGAAAGTGGCGCGTAACGAAGATCAAGACGACCCGTTGCTCTATCTACGACCTGGTTTGTACGAAGATTTTTTCTCTGCTCTTCGACGTACATCGGAACGTTTTCAGGAGGAATATTGGCAACATCAATATAGAAAACACGACGCTCCGGAGCGCGGACGACTCGATAAACCAGCATAGCATCCTCAATAAGGATTAATTGACGCCAAATGCGACGAGCGGCCTCGATGACTGATGAGCCATAAGGCAAGAACATGTCGTTGCCGAGTAGACGAAAGTGGGTTACTTCCCAGTTCTCTAGGGTCCTATTTCCTAATGTTACCCAACGATATCGTACGGCAAAGGGATCGTTTGGATCATAGTTTTCTTCGCGTTCAATCTCGTTGACTGGTATTGGAAATGCGTTAATTACACCATATTTTGGAGAGACATCATTATAGAGAAAAAAGTCTCCATATTTAACGAGGTTTCTTGCCCAAGAACGAAGGTTAAATTCTACGTTTAATGTGTTGTAGAACAAATCTTCAAGAATTTCTTTTATCTTTTCGTTATCAGAGTAGATGTGAAGTACTCTTCCTTTATCATCCTGCGCGACGGTCTCATCAGCATAAATGTCCATTGCTGCCGCGATCTCAGGAGTGTACTCCATTTCGCTAAAATCTTGATACCTCATCAGACGTTCTGATAAGTTATAAGCATTCGCAGTAATGGTAGCGTAAGAAGGAGCTAACGACTTTTGAAAAAGTAAAGCACCAGAAGATTTTGTTTTATCTGCAACGGCGACAGCTGTGTCAAGAGTACGTATTTTACGCTTAACTACAGGACCACTCTTAAAAAGTTTCGAAAGACGTTGAAATAACGATTGATCTTTTTCTTTTACCATACAAATTTGCCCGTCCAATCTTGGACGGTGCTCTTTCTTTTGAAGATAATAACGCTAAAGTAATTGTCGTATAACTTCACATCACATTTTCAGGCTTTAAAACGACTTTTTTAACTTTTGGTTTAACTGAGTCAATATGTACCTTTGGAGAGTCAGAAATTCTATTTAGCGTTGTCTCTATTTCTTGTAGGCATGCCTGCAACGTACTATTTGAACCGCAACCTGAAGCCTTTACTTTTTCAGGAGCTTTTTCATTAAAAGACTCAATTGCTTGAAGAAGAGGTCTAATAACTCTGAATAAATCTTCTACGGCTTTAACTTCTTCCCCTCCTTCTTTTAACAAGCTTATCTCTTCTGTAATAATCTCTCTTAGTCTTTTAGGTGTAATTTTACGCATAGTGGTCCTCTAGCAGTAATAGATATTAATCATAATTAAGATCTTCTTAACGATACAGCCAAGAAAAATCTGTCACATCTGTGTGTCGAACTTGAGAAGGGTCCTTTGGTTTATAAACGTCCTGTGGTCTATTGTTAAAATTTTGCATGTTCGCGTTTGGGACCGGTCGTACTGAAGCTACGTCACCTGGCATGCTTTCATTTCTTTGAACTGTCGTAGCTTTTAACATTGCATACGCAAGAGCCATTCCTTGTTCATTTACGCCTGAATCGCCAGCAACAAGCCACATCGCGATAGCAAGACTCATGATAAGATCATCGTGAGCATCTTTTGATGCTTGAGCACGAGAACCGTTCCAAACAAAGGCTTGTAGCTGATCGTAAAGCCTTTGAGAATAAACTTTAAGAACAGAATTACGTGCTAATTCCTCTAACTTTGTTAATATTTGAGACCTAGTTTTTGTTTGAGTAGAAAATCCTGGGACGGCGTTCGGGTCCATGGAATGATATTCAAAAGGATCACCCGTAGCTCCTTGATAATATAACTTTGGATACCCGTCATCACGAAGCTTTACGCAAGTAAAATAACCGAATGTATTTTGTTCAGGGCAGATCAAAGCTTCGTTGTATTTTTTTCCATATTCGAATAAAAGATCTGCGAGCTTGTCTGGTGGCGTTTTTCCCATATACTCTGCAACGACCTCACAAGATTCATTATCGACAATATGAAAAGTAGAAAAATCTCCTGCGTCTCCTCGAGCGACGTCAGCTGCAATAATGTATTTTTTACCGACGACTGGGTGCCTCCACGTCCACACTGCATTTTGTGGTCCCGACTTTTCAACAGGAGGTCTAATAGACTCTCTCAGACTTTCAAGTTCTGAAGGCTGTAAGAATGTGTCACCTGAAGAAATAAAGTCGCAAAGAAACTCTTGGGCTACTTTACGTTTTGGAAGATTCTTTGTTTCTTTATCAAACCATTCTTGATCATGCTCAGGATGAACCCACCAAGAAAGCTTGATAGTGTTGAATTCATTTTGTTTTGTCTCACCTTCCATCCAGAGTCGATAGTATTGTCCTCCAACACCATTCGGAGTCGAAATGATAATAGCGTTACCACCAGTAGATAAGGTTGGATATAGACCGGTCCAGATGTCTTCAAAGTCTCTAATGAATGCAGCTTCGTCGACGATGAGAAGAGACAGCGCCTCGGAACGACCAGCATCTGGTGACGTCGGTATTGCAGTTATTTGTGAACCATTTGCAAAAGATATTGATTGCTTTGTAGGTTCAAACTTTGTGAGTAACAGCCACTTTGGTAAACCGTCTAACATAATCTTCACTTTTTTGATGAAGTTCATAGCCGTAGAAAGTTTTGTAGCGATGACAAGGATATTTTTATCTTTTTTAAAGATCGCAAACCATACTGCATAAGCAGCCGTGACTGTTGATAAGCCTAACTGACGAGACTTTAAAACAATGTTAAAGCGATTTTCTTCAAACTGTTTAACACAATCATCCTGAAAGTCGTAAGTTTCAAACGGTATAAGACCACGCACCGTGTGCTGAATCCTCACATAATTTTTCATAAAGTAGATCGGATCCTTTCCGCATCGGATGATCTCCTTTATCTGTTCACTTCTTGTAAGAGGTTTCATCAAGCTATTTCAAAAGCTGTCTTCCTACGGAAGTATGCAGTTCTCTTTGGATTATGAATATTGAAATTTATTATTTCAATCGACGTAGATGAAGACGCTTCTTTTGTTGAAAGGGAATTTCCAGAAATATCTTTGTAGACAGACTTAACACTTTTTAGAACAGCGCTGGTAATTTCGATGGACTCTTCTTCATAAAGTCTTTTCATAATAATCATCTCTTTTTCGGTAGCAAAATTAACAACTGCTTGATATGACGCTGTTAATACATCACCGGCAAGAGTAAATTTAACCGAGTACGAAGATGTTTTTGGAGTAGAAGAACGACCCCAAGATGTATCTAAAGCTTGGCCAAGAGCGTTGTAATCGATGTTTGGCATAAAATCTCCGTACTTAAATATACAATATTACTCAAAGATCAGATCAGAACTAATAAAAGACCTGCTATCAAGAGACTCGCTGACCTGTTGTTCGCTTGGTCTCCAGCCATTTTCCCACTTTTCTTTGTTTGAATAAGCCCACGTGTCTGCACACGTCGCGCAACATTTAAACTTAAAAAATGATTTTTCGTCTTCTTTATCGTTAAATCTAATTCCGCAGACTTCGCAAAAAAGTGGTACGTTTGAAGATTCTTTACCTTCAAAACTTTCAGGTACAATTAACACGTACTGACCTCTATCGACTATTTTTCTTCCTCTTGGATAAGGCTGCCAGTTTTCTTTCATTCATCGACTCCGTACAAAACTTTTGAGTCTTTCTCGTTTTTTGTGATCTCAAATACATGGTCTACAATATCTTTGACGCCATCAACATGGGTAATCACAATAATAGATCTAAAATATTTCTTTAAAGATGTTAGAAGTCTATTACAAGCTTCAACTCCTGCATCGTCTAATGTACCAAATCCTTCATCTACAATAAAAAAATCTGATTTTGGCAGGGTCGTCGTGTTAATCATTGCAACTCTAACAGCAAGAGAAGCGATCGTCTTTTCCATCCCAGAGCACAGTTCAATTACCCTTCTAGAGTCTCCATAATTGATATAGATTTCAGAAGAATCAGTGCTTTCATCATTCTCTAATTCAATTGTAAAATCAACGATACCTTGAAGTATCTTAGATATTTCTGAATTAATAACAGGCAATTGAGACTTTGTGATGATGAGAGGTATTCCCTTCTTAGAAAAAGCAGAAGCGACAATCTCATGAACTTTCATTTTTTCAAGAAGATTATCACGCGATTCTTTTTCTTCGCCTGTCTTTTCTAAGGTAGCAGTAAGCTTTCCTTTATTTGTGGCTGCTGAAATTTTAAGAGAAGTAAGATCATCTATGTCACGAGAAATATTTTCTATTTCTGTCTTAATAGAAACAGCTTCAGCATTTTCTTCATTTTTTAAAGCCTCTTCAAGATGAACTAGACGCTCTTTTGAAGATTTTAGATCGATAACTTGAGAATCGCATGTAGACTTTGCCTTTGCAAGCTCTGTCTCTTTTCTAGACATTTCAAGAAGAAGCTTGGACTCAAGATCGATTAATCTTTCAAGCTTTTCAAGTCGAGCAAGAATATTTTCTTTTTCGAGTTCGTCAAGAGCTTTTGAGGCTTCTAAAAGCTTTTGCTGCACGAAACTAACTTTTTCTTCTTGTTCTGATGTCTTACCTTTGTTAATATGAGCATCTTTAATAAATTTGCAGCTTGGATAATCGTCTCCACATGGAACTTCGTCAAGAATCTTTAAAGATTTTTGCTGGTTCTTCAGTAAAGTCGACTCTTTTTCATAAGAATGCTTTAACGATGTAATAGAAGACTCTAGACTCAAATAAGCAGAATGTCTGGCTTTTAAATCTGTGAGGTTGTTATCTGACTTTACCTCTTTTATTGTCTCGATCTTCTTTTCACATTCTTTTATTTCTTGTCCTAACTTCTCTATTGTTTGGGTACAAGACTTGCAGCGTTGTTCTAACAATTCTACCATTTTAGCGAATGATTCAACTTGAGACTTGGTAACTGGGGTAACATCCTTGTGCTTTGAAAGTTCTGTCTGGAACTGAGAAAGCTTAAACTGTTTTTCTTTTATTTTTTGATTTAATTGTTTAATCTCATCATCAACTTTTTCGATAGCTTTGTTTCCAAGCTGAATTACTTCGTTCCAATCTCTCTCAGGAAAATTCTTAAGTTGAGCTTTTAATCCACTCAACTCCCTATTAGCAATTTCATGCATCCTATCGAAGATATCAAGATCAAGAAATCTTGATAAGATTGCCCTACGCTTCGTAGACCCTTGAGATATGAATTGATTTGTCTCTCCTTGCGCAGCAAGGGACGTCATAGTAAAATCTTCTTGGCTTCCGATCAAAGACCTAATAACTTTTTCTGTGTCTGTCCTTTGCTCACCAGCAAGATCATCGGCTTCTCCGTCATCTCGAATTTTAAACACATTAAGAGCTGTTGCGGCGTTAATAATGCCTTTCTTATTTTCACTTTTTGTAGTCTGGCGTTCGATCACATAGTCTATACCGTTGTGGTTGATAATCACTTTGGACGAGCAGTATGGCTTTCTAACGTTACAAACGTGGATATTCTTCATTGGTCCACGATCTGTGGTATTAAATAAAGAATACATCAAAGTACCAACAATAGAAGATTTACCAATTCTATTAGGTCCAAATACGCCGATAATTCCGCTTAATTTATCAAAATTAATGGCGTTACCCTCACCATAAGCAAACATATTATCAAACTCGAGATAACGCAATGACCATTTTGAATTGCGGGTAGTCTCTTCATTTGCAGCAGCAATCGACAAGTAAGATTTTACTTGCTCTGAAATAGAGGTCCAAGAGTCTTTTGATATTTGAGTTGAGCTGTAATAATCCTTTATCAGTTTTAACAATACATCTGAACTTCTTAGGTCCGACTTTCCAATAGTCACTGTTCCAGCTTTAACCACCGACCGATCAACAATAAAGTCTGATTTAAAAGTGACTTCGGTCGCAAGCTTTGAACTTTTTAAAGCCTCGCTGATAACTTTAAAATCTTTTTGCCCAAGATCTTCAGAAGACCTGACTCTGAATCTAGTCCCTTCCGGATACTTCTTTGAAGATTTTAAAAGTTCTTCTAAAGAACCGGACCACATTAAAGTCACGTATGGCTTTGGGTTAGGAAGTTTCTTAAACTTAACATCCCAATCAATATCACTAGTGATAGTCCAGAAAAGGTATCCACGGTCCACCTCTTCTGCGTAGTTCTGCTGGATTGGAGTTCCTGGATAAGCAATCCAAGGTTTATTTTCACCTTCTACCGTATCTCTATAACCTAGAAATTGCATCTGGTGAATATCTCCCAAAAATGCATACGGATAGCTTTCAAAAAACTCTACCTTAATTTGAGCGTCATCAAGTTCCCAACCCGTCTCTGTCACTGATCCATGAACTGGACCATGGTAACATGCGATGTTGATCTTACCAGGCTCCGGCTTCACATCTTTCCACCCCTCTTCATCAAAGAGAGAATAGACGCACCAATTGAACCCAGGATGAAATTCATACACCCCGCTCTTCTTGTAGAGATGAACTCTGGGGTTATTTAAGGCTGATACGATCGGAGACACGGCATCTTGCCTGGACAGGTTTACCAGGTTACCATCATGGTTGCCAAGAGTGAGGTGAACATGAGCAACCTCTGCCATGGCATCTAGCCACCAAGTCATTTGCTCGATGTATTCAGGAGAAATACCAGTAGTTTTAGTGTGAAACAGATCGCCACCAATGAAGATATGATCGACATTGTTCTTCTTGCAGTCTTTAAGAAAAGTTGTGAAAACTTCACGATATTCATCGTGTCGACTTAAACCTCGCCAGTGAATATCGGCCGTATGAGCAATTCGTACCATTGATCAATCAATGTACCACATTAGCAGTTAGTGTTCAATAAGCCATTAAAACTTAAAATTAGATGAAACAAATTTATCCAGCTTGGTCAAGAACCTGTCTTCCCAGAATAAAGGTTTAGCCTCAAAAAGAGCTTTTTCGAACTCGGCCTTGGACATGCTTCCGGGATCTCCCCAGGGCCTCACATCCACCACCACGACATCGACGTTGTATTCCTGTAACTTCTTCACGATCCGTGGTGTTTTCTTCTGCCACATGTCACCGTCTAGGGCCAGGGCAACAGGAGTTCCATGTAGAAGAATTTTGTTAAATACCTCATGCCGCTCATCAAGGTCTGACCCCAACAATGCAGTTGAATTCTCTGGACACTTGACCATATCGAACGGTCCCTCGCAGAGAACCAGCCGCTTGTTCCAATCCAGGTTGATCTCATTGAAGACTATCGGATTCTTGTCAACATCAGGATTGTCATACTTCGGCTTCTTGTCTTTATCCACCGCTCTAGCCACAAAGTAATTCAATTCACCATTGGAATCAAAGGACGGCATGATGACCCTCCTCTTCCACCTCTGTTCATCAGAGACTCCAAACTTGAAGTACCAGGCATCACGGTCAGTCAATCCTCTGGAATAAACGTACCTCCATGCAGCCTTGACATCTGGGTCCATCTCGCTAGCTAAGGTCAACAGTCGGAAATCCTTTGGTAGCTCTATCTTCTGGACTTTCTCGACCTCGGCGGTAACCAGGTCCGACCTGCCACCTTGTCCAGTTAATTCTCGATATGCGTTTAGGTGTTCCTGCGTCCCATATTTCCGTAATAAAGGAGCAAGGCTCCGGGCCTTCCATCCACATGTCCAACAGTGATTCGCATCGTCTGTTGTACGGATAGCCAACTTCTTTTTGGTCGGATCTGTTGGGGCACAGATAGGACACCTGACATCAAAGTTGAGACCGTTGCCAGAGATTCGACCTCGACCAAAGATCGATTCGTAAAACTTCAGTTTGTCCGTGAGGGAGTGGACCACGGTATCACTGTAACATACCCATTAGACGTTTTTCAACTGACCCTGAATACTAGCGGCTCTGGCGATCACATATGCATCCGTAGCATCGCGGCTCCAGTCGACAGCAGAACCGTTCTTTTTTAGGGACCATTGGATGTGTTGAAGGTCATGCTCTGCCATGTACTTGAAGACTTGTTCTTTTCCGCTCATCCCGGCTATCGATGTCCGTTGCATCTTGATTCCGCACAACTTTCTTGCGTGAGATGAAGAGATGTACTCAGGATCAACCTTGAATATCTCCCTTGAGATGTATGACACGATGCCGTTGAACCTCATGAGGGTAGTGATGGTCGCAGCAGAAGACATTCCAGTACGAAACCCCATGAGGGGCTCTTCAAGTGCAACACGATATTCACCAGGAAACTTCTTCAACAATTCAGCAAGCTCTAAAGCGACGACGTCAGCTTTTTCCCAAAGAGTCTTGCACTTTTTGAATTCGATCCTATCTATAAGAAGAATGTGGGACCCATGATCGTCGGGGGGTATCCTAGTATCGACCACGCACATTCCGGTCACAGAAGTAGAAACATCTAGGCCAAGTATCATGGGTCCCACATCTTTTAATTTTTACTAAAATTAACATTAGTAAAATCTTATTAAAGTAGACCCATATCTTTTAGCTCTATTTCTGTAAGCACTTTGTAGGTCACTCCGTGGATCGTGCACCACTCTTTGGCGGCCCTGACCTTCTTAATCACTGTCATCTGGTTTAGTTTTCTAGATGGTTTGATCTCTATGATGACTTTACTACCGTCCTTATATTCAACCTGAAAATCTGGATAGTACTTGCGAATCTTCTTGGTCTTCTGATTTGAAACATACTCAATGATCAACTTCTCATAGGACCACGATGTCACATCAGGATTCTCATCTAGATAGACCATGTATTTCTGTTCCCATCCAGAACGGTACTTGCATTCTCCAGCAATCGGAGAAATGTGGGTTCCTCTATGGTAATGACCCTTGTGCTTTCTCTTTCGCTTACGAGGCTTTTTGGGAGGCATTTTAAAAATCTAAAGCTATCTTAAAAAGGATCTTTTCGCTTTCGCGTTTCATGATAGGTTGCGCGAGAACAGCCTTGGCTACGACATTCAAGTTTTCATCGTGCAAGTTGATGTTTGAAATATAGACGAACTTTTCTTGATCAAGAGGATCAGCAGACGCGCTTATCGATGTTTGGCAACGAGCGTAAGAAGGGTTTGATGATGAATTGATCAATCCGCTTGGAGTTAATATCTCATATTTTTGAGTGTATAGCTTTTGTTCACCTTTAAAAGATACTTCGTATTGTTCTTTTCCAAAAAATTGCAGATGAGGACTCTTTATTAAGACGATACCTTCATTATAAAAAATATTTCCGACCGAATTCCATGTGCAATTACTTGTTATTGAATCAGACCTATAGATGTTACCAAAGCCATCATCTTTTAGTGTAACAGAAATTTTTCCACCAGACCCAGTAAGATTTGAATCTACGATTTGAAAAGATCCTGGTAAAATTCTTGAGCCATAATAAAGATTGCTTATATCAAAAATTGTAACCTGGTTTGAAGAAGGATCTTTCGTCCTCTGAAAGATCGTCAATGGAACGCCTCTTTGAACTCCCACATCATAAGAGGCTTCATCTACGCTTATTGTTGATTCAATTTTCTTCTTTTTGTTCAAAACTGCTGGGCCCGGTTGAACTCCAGGATTTTCGGGCGTAAACCCTATCTGCTGTTCTGAGAATGTCGGGTCATTTTCCGTGTCATGCGTCGCTCCGAACAGCAATGATGACGCGTTTAAAAGATTATCAAGACTGATAAGACTGTAATCAGTTCTTCCAAAAGAGTCTACGAATTTATTTCCTGTTTGATCAGAAAGCAAATTGTAGTTTGGTGCAAACGTTCCATCGTCGCACGGCATTATTGTTAAATTTCTACGTCTAACAAATGGATCTTTGTATAAAAAATCATTCGCAGGTTCTGCGGACGTTGTGTAATCCAACGTTGATCCAGACAAGTGATGTAAACGTGGGAAAGATTCATTTGCAAAATCTTTCACAAAATTTTCAAGATTGATGTAATGACCATTTACTCCAAAGGCCATGGCAACGTTGAATGGATCATCAGTAGAACCGTCTATTTCAAAAAACGGAGTTTGAAGAATTCCTCCAAATCCATTTGCTGACCTACGAATATTCGTTTTTTCTACAAATAGCGGCGGGACATGAAAGGCAATTTTTGATTGATCTATGCTAGAGATTCCACTACCAGAAGTCTGGAGAATTTCTTGGTCCGTCATGTAGTATCTACGAATTGTAAGGTCGTGAACCTCTGCGTTTAAAGGGTGATTAAATGCGTAATTCATTGGTTCATCAAACGACCCAGCGCTATCGACCAACTGATCGACTCCATCTCTTTTTGAAGTGACGTCAGAAAAGAACAAGAA